CGTAGCACCCGTGGCTTCGGTGTGGTCGATAACAGTGAAGACAGCCATTATGAGGACGCCAGTCCGAACAGGGTGAACTCAGAACCGCGGGCGAAATCTGATCCGTTGTTCGGATAAATCTTGAACTGAGTAACCGCAGCCACGGCGTCCCACATGCCGCTCCCGAACACCACATAGGTCTGATCAGCGATTGTGCCTGTGTGGTGCATGAGGGTCGTGTTCTTCGATCCGTTTCGGTAATCCAAGATGTCACAGACGAAACTGCCATAGTCAGCACTGTTCGCTGTGTTGGTCGGCATGTAACTAGCCACATGCGCCCGCACCTGACTCACCTCACCGCCGCCCGTTTCTGTGGTGCTGTAGCCCTGCATTGTGTGCGTCTGATAGTTGCTGCCAGTATCCAGATTGAACTGGACGGCGACAGGCTCCAACGTCGAAGCGCGGGTTGTGTGAACATTGCCCCGTAGTTGCAGATGCTCGTATGACCCGAGCGAACTGAACGTGATCGACGTTACGTCGGCCTCCAGATACACACTTTCGATTGCTTCGATCACAGCCATCAGGCAACCTGCCTTGGCAGGATTCCGAACAGGTCGATGCGGGACTCGTCCAACAGATCACCGTTGTCGCCCTTGAACGTGATCGAAGTTATCGCAGCCTGCTGCTTCCAAGTCACAGCATCTATGTCCACATAGCCTGACCCGTCAGCATCAAGAGCATGTTGCGCCAAAAAACTCTTGTATTTGCCGCTGTTGATGTCGAAGAAGTGAACGATGGAGGCTTGGAATATGTTGGCCGTACTCGTATCAGCAATCAGGAGAAAGCCAAACCTGTTTTCTACGGTGGTTTCAGCCACCGCCGCCGAGCCAGTACCCCAAAAGAGTTGAGCAGAGAAATCACTGGAAGAACCGTTGATGTCAATGTGAGGTTGCGTGTGAGTGCCGCTGTATGCGCCTCGCCAATACAGGATCGCCACCAGATCCATGTATTGACTGAAGTCGCCTACCTGCCCGTCGTCGGTTGAGGTGAAGGTGATGGACGCCGTGTCTGACGTGAGCGTCGTAGACCCGACAGCGACCCATGCCTCACCGTCAGTGAGAACACCGTCAACGATGTATGCGGGATCAGCCATCAGGTAAGTCCCGTGTCGTATCGGATGATGACAATGCCCGTGGACCCGTCACCGCCTGCGCTTTCGCCAGCACCGCCACCGCCGCCAGCGTTCGGAGTCCCTCCGATGCTTCCATCAGAAGCGGCACCGCCACCTCCTGAACCACCAGAACCCTTCGTGGTTTTGCCATCACCGCCACCGCCGCCAGCGTAGGTTGGTGTGGCCTCGTCTATGCCGTAGCCAGTTGATCCTGCCCCACCGTTGCCGCCAGTACCACTGGAAGCATTCGCTCCTACGGCACTATGACCGCCACCGCCACCACCGCCCCAATCCGTCGCTTCGGTCCCCTCACCGCCATCACTACCTTGCGATGGGGAAGTCGAAGGCGTATTGCCTGAACCGCCGTTATCGGCGGTGTCGTCCCGCTGGCCTCCACCACCACCAGAACCGCCGTCATTACCGTCTTTGACTGCCGTGTTCTGACTTCCTCCACCACCGCCGCCCGTGGAGGTGTAACCCAACGCAACAGAGTCGGAGCCATCGTCGCCCTTGTCTGCGTTACCAGTAGAGCCAGCACCACCCGCACCGACCGTCACCGTGTAAGTGCCAGCCGATACGGCGTAGCCCGTGCCCGTTCGCATACCGCCAGCACCGCCGCCGCCGCCGCCGCCTAATGTAACGCCGTCAGACGCTCCACCACCGCCAGCGCCAGCGACGTTCAACCAGTCCACATTAGCCGACCCGCTAGACACATAGAACTTGCCTGAACCACGGAACGTGTGAACCCGAAACGTCTTGCCGTCATCGGCTCCGCCCGAATCATCGACGTACTGGGTGATGATCCCACCGAACGCCGTCAACGGGCCAGCCCCGAACAGGCCGCCATTCAACCAAGAAGACACGCGCGAACCCGGCCAGCCCTTGGCCGTATCGTGGCGTCCCTTCCACTGGGATACCCGTGTACCCGGATTGGTACGGTCCTGACGGAACATTTGCTAGGCAGTAATGCGGTTGACGTAACCGTTGATGTTGATTACATCGGCACTAGCAGCCCACGCCTTGATGGTTAGACCACCGTTCAACAACAAACCCGGCACCACCAGTGTCATACCACCATCAGCAGTCAGAGTCGTTTCGATGTAGTCGTCCTGATCGGTGGTGCCACCGTACTCTACGGTGAGAACCACGTCAGCGGCAGACGTGTTGCAGGCGTACAGCCATACTTCATCTATGTCGGAAGCACCACCCACAGCGTCGTGAATGTCCACCGCCGCACCAGTACTAGCGCCAGTTACGGAGATGTTCTTTCCGCTTGTGCTGTCTGACAGCAGAACTTTGGAATAAGTTGCCATTATCTTTCCTTAATTGAAGACAGTGTTGGATAGAATATCATTAGCGTTACCGTCGCCTTGAAGGGAAACAGTCCCCGTATCATCCGGCAACGTAATCGTCCGATCCGCTGTCGGATCGGTCACGTTCAAAAGCAGTTCGTGGGCGTTCGCCGTCGAACCCTCAAACGTGATAACAGGATTCGACCCGTCGATTTTGATACCCGCAACGAACGTCGCCAACTCTGTCACCGACAAGGTGCCCCTGACAGTTGTCAAAGAACCAGAAGCGGAGATGTACGGTGTGCCGGTAGCCCAAGTCACGACCTCAGAGAAGTTCGTGTTCATCTGGGACGCCACAATAGACGTGCCCGCAGTAAACGAGTTGGACACATTCAAAGCAGCCATTAACGTATTCTCCTTGTTCTGTACATCGCCACAGCCGACGTAAGCCCCCACTTGCCACGGGCGCCTGTAGACGGTGTAACACTAAACCTCAAACTTATAGCCTTTGCTGTCCCAGCCGTGGGCCATCTGAAGAACTTGTAAATGTTGGAAGTGCCCCCAGCAGCCCATTCCGACACGTCCCATATGCCATCACCAGAGCCGGTAGGGTCCGAATCCCATGTTGCTTCCCCACCGGGGCCGCTAATCGACTGGGCTTGGAAAACCGACTCAGTTGACAAGTCATAATCTTTGTAAATACCCATTCTCACCGTCAGCGTGTTGTCGGCCAACATGACAGTACGGGTTTTCCCCCACCGTTTCGTAAACGTGGGACGGTTACCTACATACCATCCGGTCTGGTAGAAAGACTGGATTTCCTCTGCGGTCGTTCCGTTGTAATCGTCCACGTCAGCGTCCACATCGACTTTCGCCACCCGGGTAAACGCTGCTGTACTGTTCACATCGGAGGTGACGGCCAATCCGAAATGCTGCGCCCCTGTCGGCCTGTACGCGAACAGCGACCGGGCGTTGATGTCATACCGGGTCCACGCCCCAGTGACCCCTAACGACGGGTCCCACATGAATGTGTTGCGCCGGTTGGTCTGGTCTGACCCGGCTAGATTGTCACCCGACTGGTAGTCGGTGGAAACCCACAGTTTCTCATCAAACCACATTAAAGACGGCGCTGTGCCCAATGTGAGGCTTCCGTCGTCCAACGCTGGTTTGATTCGTTCAAACGCCCACGCTAGATCATCGGAAGTCAACAGGAATGCGCCACTTTCGCCGTACCAGAAGAAAACTCCTGCCGGGGTGGCTACGGGTGTGCAGCCTTCCCGGTTCCCCGCGACCCGGGTTACGTTGCGTACTTGGAATGTGTCGGTGTCGAAGCCGAGAACTTCGTAAACCGAGTTCTGTTTAAAGACGAGAAGACGGTTCTGATCTGCGATAATGCCCGTTATGTGGTCGCCGTCTTCCCCCGGGTCCACATCGATAAAGTCGGTGGCAGTCCAGTTTTCGGCGTCGTCCACCTTTGACCACCGGATCCGGTTCTTATACCCGTCACCCGACTCCAACGTGTACGCCACCCAAACGCGCTGCCCCCACACAGTCGTATAGCGGGCGCACGGGAAATGACCGTCAGAGGCGTCAATGTCCGGTGTCAACCTTGTGGCGTTATTGGAACCAGTCCAAGAAACCGCAGCGTACGTCGTGTCGAACAAGGACCCGTTGACAATATATGTGATGTCGTTGAATGTTGCACCCTGCGGGGGTTGCAACCCGGTCATCGTGATATTCCCCGCCGAGGACGTGATTTGGGTAAAGTTCCCTGCCGCACCAGTAGCGTAATGCAACGTACTGTTGCTGCTGCTTTTTACACCAATCAAAACCTGATTGTTGGATGCGTCCGAATGGGAGAACAAACTGAGAATACTGTCGCCCAAAGCGGTACCGTTGATAATGTCAACCGCTTCACGGCGTGACACGCCACCACGCGGGTCCACGTCCACGTTCAACAGCGACGGCGATTCGTTCACCGCTAGGTTGAACTGGTCGGCGCGCAGGTTCAAACCGCCGGTAAAGTCGGCGCGTTCGTCATACCGGTACGGTTCCGAGGTAGCGGCTGACGGGGTTCTTACCGCGAACGCCATTACCGGAAGGGAGATGGGTAGCGGAGTTGTCCCGGCATGTAACTTTGGCTCTGCCACCGGGAAGCCCTAATAGAGTTCAACAGCAGCGGCTGCGGGGCCGGAGTGTCCTCAAACCGTGCCCGCAAGTTATCCAACTCGCCTTGGAACAGGGAGAAATACTGGTTCGCCATCATGGCGTCTTCCTGCTGCTGATATGACCTGTAAATACTGTACAGGGACAGTACGTTGTCGAACGGCACCGGCAGATCCGGGGTGTTCGCATCGGCTATTGCTGTACGGTATACGGCAGTGTTGCCGCCGAAATCAACCGGGTTGCGGTAGCCGCGCACTGTGATCGTCTGAACTTCACTGGGGGTGGGGTACACGCGGACTGTTTGGCTGTTTACCGCTGTTGAAGCACTCACCCCGGAGTTCCACATCGTCCAGTACCATGGTCGGCCTGTAGAGTTGGAATCCAACGGGTAGATGATGTCAGCGACATCGTAACCGATATACTGCATGACATGGTTGTCGGTTTTCATTGCGGCAA